GTCTTCTAAATATTTTACCAGGAAATACTTTCATATCTTGACCAGGTACTAGCATTGTTTCATCAACATCAAATACTAGATTACCTGCAAGTGCTAAGTTATCAATAGCCATTCTTGCATGACCATTCATAACCATTTGAGAGTCTTCCATATTTTCTGGAATACCTACACCAAAAAATTGATAAGGATTTAATTCATAAGGACAAACTAAATAAGGTATTCTTGTTGGAGTAAATGGATTCTCTACCATTCTTAAAACTTTATTACCACATATCCAAACATTAACAGGTATTACATCTCCTGTAGATTCATATTGTAATTCACATTCATCTGCGGTTTTTTTATCTATAATACCCCAGTATTCTAAAACCTCAAATCTATTTTTATAAATAGTTTGTATATTTTCTCTGTCATATAATGAAGATTCAAATCCTCTTGTTTGATAATTAGGACCCATCTCTAAACATTCCATAACAGCTTCAGAATTAAACATTGGCTTTTCAGCTAAGTCTTGAAACTGTTGTTTATTATATGAATGTCTTTGTATTACATAATCACAATCACTTATATTTGTAGCATTTGGATCTGGATAAAAATCCCAACATGATACTGCTTCAATACTTGGAGTTGTTTTTACTTTTTTAACTTGTACATTAATTTCATTACCTTCTTGATCTTCACCACTTTCAAATGAGTTATATTCTTTTAAATCTGTAAAAGGACCTTTTAATATTCCTGTTCCTAATAATGCCATTTCAAAAAATACATGACGCATAATTGTAATAGCTTTACTTTCTTCTAATTGATCATGCAATAATTTTTGCATTGCCTCTGCAGCCATTCTAGCAGGTTCAATCTGAGGTTCACCTTGTGATGATGCACCCTCTTCAAATCCTAAATTTTTATAATCTTGTGCTAATGTTTTCATTAAATCATCAGCAGTAGCTCCAGCTGGTATTTCTCTACCATCACCATTAAATCCATAAGGATCAGGTTGTTGTGGTTCTTGAGGTTGTTCTGGTTGTTTAGGTTTTAAATAAGCTCTTTCAG